GTTTACTTCCTCAATCTCTCATCGACCAGCAAAAAATTCTGGGCGGTAAGAAATTTTGTGATTACATCGACTACTGAAGGAACTTCCCGTCTCAACTCACTAGGGTTTCGCGTATGCTAGATCCAAAATACAAGACTAGAAATAGTCCTGTTATTCGAAAAATAACATATGTCGATTCTCCTGAAGGAAAGAAGAGAGTCATTGCAATATTTGATTATTGGTCGCAAACTGTATTAAAACCTTTACATGATTGAGCATTAGCTCAATTACGAAAAATTCCTCAAGATTGTACTTTTAATCAAAATAAAGCAAAGACAGATTTTGAGTGGTCTTATGCCGCATCAATTGATCTTTCAGCAGCGACAGACCGATTCCCGATAGGGACTCAATCTACGATGTTAAAAGAATTAATTGGTGAACAAAAGACTGCTGCTTGGGAGAAGATACTCATAGACTACGAATTCTCAGTTAGCTGGTCAAACGAATACGTTAAGTATTCATCTGGCCAACCAATGGGAGCTTATAGCTCATGAGCAGTGTTCTCACTAACTCACCATCTAATAATACAATATTCTGCTCATAAAGCAGGTACCAAACTGCCTTTTGAGGAATATCGGTTATTAGGCGATGATGTAGTTATCTTTAATAAAGAAGTAGCTTTCCAATATGGAAAGATAATTCAAAGTCTTGGCGTTGAAATCTCTCAGCAGAAATCATTACAATCAAAATATTGTTATGAGTTCGCTAAAAGATTCTTCACTAGAACCTCTGAATTATCGGCTTTTCCGGCAGCAGCGATCGTCGAAGCGAAATCTCTTTCAGAGATTTGGGCAGCGATGATCACTGGTGGGGAAAAGGGCTATGACTTTGCAAAAGGTATCATTCGTCCCGGGTCAACTGCAGACTTTGCAGTAGCAATGAATAACACTCATAAGCGTTTTAAAGCTTATAAGCATGCTTCATTGCTAGAATCTCTTCTGATCCTTTCGGATACGAGTACCGATAAAAATGATTATAACTGAGCAGTCAACTCAATTATAAATCATCTCGATATCCCGTTCACATGTAATAATAGCTGATCTGAAAAGGAATTAATAACTTTTCGTCTCATACTATATTTCATGCATCAGAAGATACTCAGTCAATTAGAGTCATCATCAAAAATTCATAATGTCGAAGGTGATAAAGTCCTTCGGCACCCTGCTTTTGATACTGATCTAATGGATAGGGATGACCACACACCATCACGAATTCTGTCTACGGAATCGCCTCAGCTAAAGGTCCTATCAAAATCAATTGAAGGATCAAAAGCTATGGCATATGAAGTTAAGGAACTTATGAATAGATTACAAGGCGAAGGAGATCCTCACTTATGACTGGAAAATCCAGATCAGAAGTTAAGGCTACTTCCCTTAGTAAGATTTCAAGGGTTCCCTGAGCATACCAATCAGGTCGCATGCCTGTCCGTTTTAAAGCGGGCAGTACAGCAACCTCCATTGGATATGTCCAGCCTCATTTCACGTAGACCGAACCAGCGTCGAGTAACTTTCCTTAATGCATTCGTCAAAGATATGATTGATGGCGTAAAGTCATCAAACATTCAGAGACGGGCAGCGTTGAGTTAGCTACGGACGCCCCATATATTTCACAGGACGGCCGCCGTCAGAGGTGACAAAATCCCCCTCGAGCGATCGGCCAACGTGGTATATATGGCGGGATTCCCC